TTGTTTAACATCGGCACGTTCTGGCACAGGAGTGCTGGATTGAATACCATTGTTAAGCAAGTTAGTAAAAAACATTTCAATATGAAAGTCTGTAGCAAAGTAGTTATGATCAAATGCGTGAAAATAACTTTTCTCAGCGTGTCTGACCCAAGGCTTATCTCCGACTAACCGTCCGAGAAAATCTTGAGGATCATAACTGCCGGCATGCCACAAGCCATGTGTAACTACTGGAATATTCAGTAGTTCACTCATGTACTTTAAGTTTATGATGCCAGGATGCCAAGCATCGGTAAACAAGAAGTGATCGCCAGGTTGTACTGATCCGGAGCAAAATAGACGCCCCATTTGTTCAACTTGACTAGACTTGTATATATTGGTGCCACCAAAATTAAGAAAAGCACCAGGAGTAGTGGCTGTAGGAATATCCGTAGGCCCAGATAGAATTTGAACATTGTGTCCTGCCTTTCGTAAGAGATTAGGTACATGGCTTTTCCATTGGCCAGTGTACCTTGTCTCGACAGCTTCTAGATCAATTAGAAATACGTTCATTGTAAGGACGTGGGTTTTTACCTAGATAAGGTTTACGTTCGCCATTATAAGGACGCTTGCCTCTTGACTTGTAATAACTCCAGTCCTTATAGGCCTTGGACTTATATAAGTCTGCTGGGTTGAAATCGATCATTTCAAAACGGCAATGATCGTGCCATGCCTCAAGATCATCAAAAATCTTGCTGACTTCAGGCTTCATAGTCAGATATTTGTCGAGCCACTTTGGCTGTGCCATTTTTTAAGTTCCTTAAATTACAATGGATTGTGACGGGCGAGTAAGATTATAATGAATGACACATCCGTTCTCGCCGTCCTCGGATACATCAATTACTACGTTACGATTGGGATATCGTGACGCAATCTGGTCGTACAAATCATCTGCAATCATTTCGCAGGATTTGTAGTTAAGTTCTAAAACGGAATTTTGACCTGAATACAACGCAATGAGCCATCGCTTGAACTGGATGAATTCGATATCCCGGTCATTGTGGAACACATCGATTGACACCCTGAAGTGAAAGATATGGCGATGAGGAGTACCCAAAAACGATACATCATATTCATCTCCTGTAGCTAATGCTGGATCAGTTGCCGCGGCTGGGTAGCAGTGAATGCCTTCCTTTTGAAAAGTAACCCAAATTTGTCTTTGAGCGGCTTCTTTAATTGTTTCTATACTCATTTGATAATTTCATCGTTAGTATATTCATCCCAATTGGTAAAATATTTCCTTTGAGTGATTGCACCGATAGGTACACACCAAACGCCGGGATTTGTGGCGTCGAAATCTTTGTCGTCTATCTTAATTGTAGCATTATAGCCCAGCTGTTGTAAATAGGGCAATTTAACCGAAATCTGTGGAATAAATCTGCGATACTCTGTAAGTCCGCTTTCTAATACACCTTCATGTTCTCTTACATCAAAGTCTAAGGTACACCAAAATCCTGCATCTAAACAGCCCTGGATCATATCTTCCCAAGGACGCCATCCTTCGATATCATTTACACCATTTGTCTTGAAACTTTGATTAGCACCAAAATAAATGTGTGTGCAATCATTATTTTGAGCTAGGCTAATAATAATCTGCTCATCATGAGTGCCTACAACAAATAGCGTTTTCATGCCAAACGCAGGAGTACGTTCAATTTCTGTACCTATAAAGAACGTTACATCTTCACTGGTACCTGATACATATTCACGTTTCATCTTCTGTTATCCCACCAAATCCAGCCTGTTAAGATATATTTGTCGAGGTTGGCTGAAATCTGTCCTCGATGAATATGTGTATAGCCTGCAGGAAAAATTACGGTCTTGCCTTTCACTGCTTCTATAATTCTCTCTTGATGCATAAATTCTGTACCACCATTTGGAACAGTATTTAGGTAAGTTAAAAAAGTGATAGCACGATCACACAGCTCATGACCACCATCAATATGCCAAGAATGATAACCTGCTCCAGGTTTATACCATTGGATCTGTGGTAATCGTTGCATGGTAAACTTGCCAACGTATTCGTATAGTTTAGCATCTGTACAGTAATTGTCAATGAATCCGGATAATTCTTTGTGATATTCTGGATATTTGAATTGTTCAGGTTTACCTAATGGACCAGCATCACCGAGGTAGAACTCAGTGCTATCCTTATATTCTGGACGCACTTGGTCATCTACTCCTGTGACACCGGCACTGGTTAACCCGCGTTCGTTGGCCAACCTAAACAGATCGAGCATCCGGTCACAGATAGTTAAATCTGATAATTGATACTCAACTATAAAGTCTTTCATGCTTCAATTTCTAGTGCGTCAAGTTTATCTTCATCTAGTTCTGGCATAGCAGTCACAGGGGATACAGTCTTATCTAAGACAACATCATCAAGTTCATATAATTTGCTAAAATTATTTTCTGCATTGCCACCACGTAGACGCATACCCATCATGTTAGATAGCATTGGTTTAGCATCATCGATCATTTGGAAAGCTTCTGCTTTGGTCTTTGTTTCAAACAGTTCTTCTACGAAACGATTNAAGTAAAGAATGTTACGTGGAACCCAATCACTATATTGGTCAGTTCCTGTATCAGAATCTTTAAGTTTTCTCCAATGTCTCCAATCTGGCTTGGCCTTTGCTGATTCGATATCCATTAGTTGATTAGCACGTTGTACAGCAACAATATGACAGTATACATTATGACCCATCATTAGAGCATAAGCAAAACTATCCCAAGAAGTCTTACCTTCTTTACCAATCTTGTTTAACATGCCTGGAGCATAGTGGCAGATATCGCCTACAGTAAGTCTGCGACCAATTTCGCTTTCAAACGGAAATGGCATATCGCTTCCTGCGAGTGCTTTGTTGTCAAATGCCTTGTCCATAATAACTGACCAACGTTTGGTTGTATGTTGTGCGTTAGTATAAACTAATCCATGTGCTGTTGCAATAAAAGGACTTGCACAGTCAAAACTAATTGTAAGTTCTGGATTGATATGCTTACGGATTTGACGTTGGATAGAAGTTAAGTAACAAGCCCAGTCAAGTTGTGCTGTACCCAGGAAGTGAATCCAATTCTTGCCTTTTAGTAAACCATCTTCACGCAGGGTCATTAGACGCTTAAGAGTAATGTCCATCTTACACATGTTAGCGCCACCAAATGCCCAACCTTCTGCGGCTTTGTCTCCCCAAATAACAGGATCACTAAATTCTTTAACACCCTGATACCAATCTTCTGCTGAGTCCCAATCCCAACCTTGTAGAACGTTCAAAAACTTAGTTTGTCCTAAACGATTTTCTAGGAAGTATTTGTTATTGAACTTGGTCTTTTCTAAACAATCTTCTACTGTTTTAAGACCTGTCTTCGGACTGTGTACGTGGTCACAGGCCCATGTAGGAACGTCAAGCATCATAGACCAGTCAGCAGTTAATTCTAACCATTCTAAGATCTGTTGGCGTGTCTTGTTAGCACTGGCGCCTTCAAAGTCTGCCCAGTCAAATTTAAGAACACCCTTACCAATTTGGTATCCGCCGGAGTCACCTAAGATCATTGTGTTAGCACGATCACGCTGTTGGATCATTGACTCTTGTGTTAGACTTTTGTTTAAGTCTAATTGTGCATGGCCTGCTGAATACAAACCATATTTGTAAGTAAAGTAACCTTCTTCTGGATTAAGAAAGTTCATTCCCTCGATACCACGATCAAATCCTTTAGGAATACGATCCTTTGGAACGAATTCTTCTAATCTCTGTTTAGCGATATATGTGCTATAGAAACTACTGATAGCTGGCAAGTAGACAGCGTAGTCTTTTTGTAATGGTGTTAAATTTACTGGTTCTCTCATGGTGCCTGTAATTCCTCTGCTTCATTGCCTTCGTATGTATCTTCGGCCAGTTTGCTGGTTATTTTTAGTTGTAATTCTGCTTGTTTTACTGCTTGTATGGCTTTATTTAGGTTTTCTTGTGCAATCTGTACAGCCGGGTGATCGTGATTTGCAAGAATTGATTTGAATTCAGACTCTTCTTGTTGTTTCAGTCTTACCCATTGTAACAGATTTTCAGTACTTGCGTCAAGTCTTACGGTAGCATAACTTGTAGACAGCGTATTCCAAACACCTTTATCATAGTATTGGATATCACTGCCTCTGATGCGTAACATACCTTGATAGCTATCACCGTCATTCGAGCTTGTCCAAGGCAAGCTGGTATTGCCACCGTCAACAATTATTCCGCCACTTCCCATTAATCCTTTAATCATATTATGCCTGTGCTGGTAAAATATATTCGTAAGTTGCAATGCCGCTGTCTAAAACAATCTTTAATGCGCCTTGGTTACTAATGCTCATTGTTGTGTTGTTAACATCTGCGATTTTTAAGATGCTCAACACTTGTGCAACAGGCCAACTTAAATTTGCAGTAATCTTGCCTGTGATTCCATCAGCAAACACAAATTCACCTGCGTGTGTGTTTACATCACCAAATGTAAACTTCAATTTGTCGCCATCTGTTTTTGCAACAAATGTAGAATGCTCATTGTTTGCAGTCGCTTGCAGATTAAATCTCTGTACGCTGGCAACACTTGGAGTAAAATTGATATCCCAATTAACACCTTTGAAGCGTGGAATCTTTAGTTTTTCTTCAATAACAGATTGATTCATAAAACGATAATCGTTTTTAAAGTCACCTGATTTGTTTTCAAAATGCAAACCTACAGGAATTTCTTCTCCGTTTCGTTGACCCTTTACAAGATCGATCTTTGCATTTTCTTTGTATTCTGGACAATCTAAATGAATTTTTAGTTTGTTAAGTTGTGGCATACCAAAGATACCGATCATCTCTGGTTGTGGATCAGCTGTAGATGCGCTAAGAATAATTGAGCGATCTTCTGCTACAGAATCAATTGCTGTTTTATCTTCTGTACCTGTAATTTTAACCATGCTCAAAAAGCCTAGGTTATGTGTATGTGATACGATATCTTGTAAAATGTCTTTCATGTTAAAGTCCTTTTCTATATTATATTTAGATTTTGAATCAATGTCAAGTAAATTAATCAAACGTGAATAAATTACCAAACGTATTATTTTGTGTAGTTGAGTTTAAGTCCCATTCCAACACACCAATTAAATTATCAAGTTTGTTATTGATAATTGTTGCTTCCATTTCCGAATGATCAAATGGTAATTCCTGAAACCACTTGGGCAATCGTAATTCATCTACTGGATATGCAACACTGGTATATCCGAGTGGATTGTCTTTTACCTTGCAAATGATAACTTTCATACCGTCAACGATTTGCATAGAGTATTTGTCACCATTCATATCACGCAGTACGTTCCAATTGATACTTGCACGTACATGTCCAGGCATGTTAGCTTTACCTGCTTTACGTTCTTTCTCTCTATACTCTGTGATATTGTTGGCACGCTTCGGCGAACCCTTTTCCCAGCCTGGGCGCACCTTAAACTCAGTACGGAATTCTCCAATACGATCTAAGATCTCTTTTTCCTCCGCACCGTTAAGCACTCGAGTCAAAATCTCTTCTAAGAACTTCTGCATAAATTCAGGAGTATCTGATCGTTTCAGATCTAAGCCCATGGCCTTGATCTTACCTGGTTTGCCATCTACGTCTGTACGCTTGCCTTCTTTGTCATAATACAATACAGCATAACGCTTCTTAGTAATGAATAGTCCTTTGATAGCAACAATTTCACGTCCTGCTTTGATAACTTCTCCGCGATTCTTTGGAACATGGAAGCTATCAAACATCATCTGCGGGAATGTAGCATTGACCTCATCTGCGATTTGGTTATACAGTTGGATAACAGTATCTTTATCCCATTGCAGTTTACCTTTTTCAATATCGCTTTTTAATGTATTATACGCACTGAAATATGCAGAGTCAGTATCACCATAGATAATACTGCGACCTCTGTGATCATACTCACCGCAGATAATCTCATTTATTTTAGCGGCCATGTGACGAGCAATGCATCGACCTGTAAGAGTTGTGGATTGGCCAATACGCTTATCAAAGAACCTACAACCAGCGTTAAGAATAGCACCATATAAACTATTGAGGTTAATTTTCTTAACCAGTTGTCGCTTGTCCCAGTATTCTTCTTCAATTTTGTTTCCGGCATTAATTGCTTCCTTTAGTTTTGCCTGCATTTCTTTACGTTCTGCATACCAGCGTTTTAGCAAGCCAGGAATAATACCTTCATGCTCGTATGTAAAAATTGTACCATTAGCACTCAACATCCACGGCTGATTTGATTCAAATATTAAATCATAGATCTGTGCGCCCGATAGGACATCAGTTTCTCCGCTTTCCCAATCAATAGTAATGTCATGGGCTTTATCTTTGTTCATAACAAGTTCATATTCATTGCTACCAAACTTGCCTTCCCATGCCGCGGCAAACGAATCTCCTTTGGCCTGTTTGGCTTCGATTTCAGCTTGTGTATAATCTTGACGCAACTGTCCGATAATAGTTTCTGGACCCATGTTAAGTGCTCTAATCGCACTAGGATAAAGTGAGTTAATATCCACTGATCCAATCCAATCATGAAGTCCTTTCTTTGGATATGCAACATACGCACCAGCGGCTTGATTATCTGCATTTTCATCACGCTTTGGACGACTAGGAACAATCAGTCCTCTATGATGAGCTTCATTAACAATCGCCTGTTCTGTAACAGCCACAGCACCCATTGTAGTCTGCAATAATACAGTACATTCATGTGCCAGCGTGTTTGCAAGATCAATAAACTTTAATTTCTTATCTAGCTTGTCAAGTAGTGCAGTATCTTGTCTGTTATATTCAATAAACTTGCGGAAGTCGTTGTTATATAGTTGATCCAACGTACCTTCATAAACAGTTTTGTTTTCGCCTACTTCCATTTCGCCAATAGCATCTAGTCGATATGTATGGCGTTCTTCATATGTGTATTTGCGATAAAGTTCGAGACTGTCCAAATGCACACGACCTACAAAGTCATATGTGACAGCGGTCTTGCCGTATTTTTCATATTCACGTTTCTTGGGCATTTGATCCCAAAGACAGAAACGTCTAGTATCTTCTTTGCTTAATACTTTGGTTACGCGATTAACGGTATAAGGGATATCATAACCTTCACTGTTCCAACCGCTAATAATATCTGCATCTTCGATTAGTTTGAGAAACGTATCTAACATTTCTCCTTCGTTATCAAACAAATGTGTATTTGGAAACTCTTCAACTAACTTTTCTGCATCTTCCATCTTGAGTCCCTTTGGAGGAATAGCCAAAGTTACTAAAGTATCTAACCATTGTAGGTGAACTGAAATCGCAGTAATTGGCATGAATGCATCTTCTGGCGATGCATAACCCCGCTCTGGATCAAAGTCCACCTCAATATCGAAAAAGGCAATATGTAGTTTAGGAGCATCTTTGCCTAGATAGTTTTCTTCTAGGATACGGAAAGATGCATTAATATCACTTTCGTATAGCTTGTGTCCTGAGTGGATTTTTTGTTCTTTGATAAATTCCTTGAATGTCTTACAAGAAACTTTTGATAGGCTTTCGCCATAAATTGATCTATACTTTCCTCTATTATCTGGATAATAGAACACGTACTTTGCTGGATAGTCGACATAGATTCGACCTTTCTTAGGATCACGCTCAACGACTCGTACTTGGTCGTTATCACGATCCCAAATGGCATCGATATAACTCATAATTCTCCTTACCGCTTATGGCCGGCAACCTTATTCAATAGCGACTTATGGCTCGCTGAGCCTTTCTCAAAAATATTTAGCTAACATTCTAACTAGGCCAACACTATCGATGCTTACTAACAAGATGTAGTTAGCCAACATGCCAAATGATTTCCTAGTATAAGCAGACCAAGCGTACATACTGCAACCGCTAATCCAAATGGGATACAAAATAATAAGCGGAGGGTTGGGTACAGTGAGCGCCATTGTAATGCTACAGCCAATGCTGATAGCCCAAGCCAGCAACTCAATACAGAACCGAAAAGGATTAGAAGAGTAATCATCACGTATCCATTTTAGGGTTGGTCCAAAAACTGCATCAATCATTGTCGCCTGTTCGGTTTGGGTTCATCTGATCATAATCACTTTGGCGGATTGCATGGCCACTAATATCAACGATTGTTTCCAAATCATCAAACTCAGTGAATACACGTTCCCAATCACCTTTTTGTGCGATCTTGATAGCTTTTTTAATAATGCTAGGTTTTACCTCTAGTTCTTCTGCGACAGCTTTAATAGTGTCGTTGAGGCCTTCATTTAAATCTTCAATCTCTTGAAGTACTGTTACACCCTCAGAAATAAGTTGTTTAATTTTTGCTTGTTCTGGGGCACCGAATGCTTTACTCATAATTGATCTCCTGTGTTGTTAATTATACACAGAAATATTACTTGTGTCAACTATTGATTTTATTTTGAGTGTTTTTTCTTGCCGGCTTTCATATTGGCTAACCAGTGTGCCATGCGGGCTTTTTCACCGGTGCTATGTTTGGCGGTATTGCGTAAACTGCTTACTGAGGCTTTGGTATTAACCCCACTGCGTTTGGCTAGGCCCTTGCGACCTGGATGTTTACCATCTGCAAAATTTTCACTAACTTGCTGTTTGATCCAATTATCGGGCCACTGATGGTGTTTGGCTACAAATTCGTCGTGCAGTTTTTGGCCTGTAAGATTAAATTCGCTACAGACATTCTGCATCATCTTATCGATGGCATCGTAGTCTAGCTTTGAGCCATCTGATTTTGCCGCCAATAATCGGTTTTCTAATTCTTCGACGGCGTGAGCGTGTTCTTCGCCTGAAACATGTTCAGGCTTCATGCCCTCGAATAAATCTACTATTTTCATTTTTTCAATGATTTTTCTAATAGAACATCAAGATAGATTTGGTAAGCATCTTCCTTCATCTTCTTTTTCTTTGGATGTTTGATATGCGCCCAAGCCGCACCTTCTGCTTCTTCCTTGCTCATACCAGGATGTGCTTTCATCATGCTCTTAGTAATGTGTTTTGCTTGACGATCTACTTTAGCACCTTCCATAGCGGTTGATGTTGATTTCATAGTACCGTGGCGATGTTGATGTGTAATACCAGGAGCAACTTCTTCATCTGTTTCTACTTCTTTATCTACATCTTGTTGACCGTTGACTAGGAAATCAAATACTGTTTCAATGTAATCAGATGCTAGACTGATTTTAGTTTGCACCCAAGCATCTAGTTGAGTATTTTCATCCATCTGCTCAGCTAATTTAATAGCTAACTTAGCCGCAGTGATCAATTGTTGTCTGGCCATTCCGCCTTCTGTATCTGTATTTTCAAACATATCGCCTACCTTATCTCCAATTTCCATTCCAACCGGAATAGCTTCTGGGCCAGCAAATGCGCCGGCCACCCCACCTGCTACTGCACCTTTAGCACCTTCCGCCACACCTTTCTTTCGTATACTGAGTTTATCAGCAGGATTACCTCCGCCAAACATGCTGTCTATAGCGTGACGTGCTTGTTGTTGAGAATCTGCTTTTCGTTGTTTAGCTACTGCTTTTTTACCAGTTACACCTTTAAGCATTTTGTCAAACTTGGGGTCACCTGTGACTTCCTCTACACGCTTTAGGCCTTTCTTACGCCTATCAATAGCACGTTGGGCGATATCTTTGTATTCGCCTTTCTTAGCATGTGGTTCTAATTCTTTTACTTGTGCAGATGCTTTTTCTTTGTAAGAATCTTTTGTAGATTGTTTTAGCTCTGCTAATTGCTGGAGATATTTTTCTTCCATACCCTCAGCGTAAGATTTCTTGTGTTTTGTGTCGCCTTGTTTCATAGCTTTCTTCTTATCTTTGTGTGCGCCCGCTCCACTATTGATAGCATTCTTGGCTACATAGTTACGTGGCTTAGTTGGTTCGATAGAAGCAACTTTTCTTTTGTGACGGACCTTGAATCCTTTTTTGCCTTCGTTCATCATACTACTAAACTATTCCCGTCTAAAGCGTTTGTTCCAGGCTTTTGTCTTTTCATAACAGGTTGCTTTGGTGATTTCTTTCCTGTACCAGAAGTCATACTACCTGTATAGCCTTTATTAAATGCCTTACGCTGTAGCTGATGTCCATTTCCAGTACCTATTGCACCGACGCTGGTAGCACCTGCTGTAGCGGATTCTGATACTAATTCTGAGATTCTCATTCTTTTTTCTCTCCGGTCATGTACGGTAAACTAAACCATAACTTAAACCATTCTGGAGTCCCTGGTTGTATATTTTGCTCACGCATGATACGTGCATTTTCTGCGGCAGTAACACTTATGTTACTACCTTGTTTTAAACTGTTCTTGTACTCTGCTAGACGTTGTTGTGCGCCTAGTCCACCCAAGAATTGCAAGCGGCGAATTTCCTGTGCAGGATCATCAGGTGCGAGATATGTATCGCCATCTTGATCGATGGGTGCAATATTTTCTGATGTTATCCTAAACTGTTTCATTTGCTTTCTAATATCTTAATATATCCAGCCATTAGCTTTTCGATATCTTCTCCGACTGGAACACAGTTATTTACACGTTTTCCGCCCTTCATCTTAGTTCCGGCTTTACGATATCCCTTCCAGCAGTGGGGGTCTAAGCG